CACCACCATCATACGAACCAGTACCACCACCCCATGCAGGATCAGTTGGACTTCCTGGGATTACATTGATTCCCCAATCCAATTCTGCAAATCTACCGCCATTAAGTCTTAGAACATTCTTTTTCGGATATGCTAATTCAATATCTGGGGCCTCGAATAAAGTTTCAAAGAAGTACCGATATGCTTCTTCTGTGCTTTTTCTTTGATACAATCCCTGTCTGATATTTTTTATAAATGTGCGAATCTGCGGTCCAGTATCTGTTCCACCAGGTCCTGCGGTAGCACCAACATACCATTCTGGAAATCCAGTTGCATATGTGTATGTGAAATGCTTTAAAAATTCTACAGGAGTTTCGTCTAAGTCTATAAGTCTTCGTAATCCAATTGTATTGAATGTTGCAGTACTTAATTCGTATCCACCTTTACTATAAAGCCAATCATAATATGACTGAGTAAATGGTATTATTCTAGCACCACCCTCAGAACTATTTCTTGAATTTAACCAAAAGGGAAAATTTTCAGTAACATCAATTACCTGCTCCACAGAATCATCGATGCTCATTAACTCCTCGCCCAATATGAGCATTTTGTAGTTAATGTTCTGTGGCGAATTTCCAAATATTGGTGTTCCAAAAAACATATTATTCTCTTTATCTAACTAGAGTTATATCGACTATTAGTGAAGGCATCATATTTTCTTTCAAGTTCCAGTACTGAGAAGAATCAGCAGGTTGGACTGATATCTTAACAGGTTCTGCGGATAATGCCTTATTTGAAAATTCTACTAAACCTCGTTCTGGGAAAAACTTACCAAACAAACCTAAGTCAACCATAAGTCCAGAAGCATAATACCTTGCTCGTATGGGTTGACTTCCATCATATTTTAATGGTGCGTCGTCTGGAATATAAAGATAAACTGGTTCATCTACATCAAGACTAGAATGTGCAGTAAAACTATCAGAAATTAAAGTTCCTGCTTCACATTTGTTTTTAAATTGAATTGTTTTCAATCTACCAGTTTCTTCTGGAACAGAATCTGAAGTTAAAGTTATATTTAAATCTGAAGACAATGCAGAGAGTGCAGTATCAATACGATTTATTCTCTCTGCAACATCAGCACCAGTTATGATTTGAGAAAATCTTTGAGGGTATGCATCATATAAAGTTTGTGCAATTATATTTTGCAACTGAGCCCTACTCGATGTTGTTCTCAAAGGTTCCCATGTAACATTCCCCGCAATTCTCACTTGGTATGTTACAGGATTTACAAATTCTGGTAAGATTGAAACGCAAGTTTTCTTTTCCAGTATTTCAATTGCGGTGGATGCTGCCACTGGGTCTGATTCGGCAGTATCTGCTAGTGTTACAAATAATCTTCCGTATCTTGGAGGATCCATCTCTTCACCACCCCAAACATTAAATTGTGCATAAGGGTCTTGGTCTCCACCAACAAAACCGTTCTTTGCAAGCATTGCTCTACAGTCATCAACGGTAACTGCTCTATCTTGAGCCGCAAACCATTTTGGTGCAAAGAAACGAATCATCTCAATATCTGGTTTATCTCTACCACCAGAACTAAGACTCACAGTATCAACCGATGCCAGTCCTAATTGACCACTTGTTTGAATTTGAAAGTTACCTACATTGTTTCCGTCTTGACCACTACTTGTTAAATATGTAACCCGAACTTGCTGCCCTTCCGATATGGATTGTCCTACTTGAGTTACAGTTTGTCCTCCTAAGTTTCCACCAAATACTACAAAGAAACCAAGTTCAGACCTCTCCAACCAATATACTCTACTCGAATCATTCAAACCAGTTTCAACATTACTTGCACGAGTCCATTCTCTCCATCCATACTGTTGTCCTGTTTCATCATTGATTGTGTCGTCCCAAACCTCAACTGTTAATGTATTAATGTCAGTCTCTATACCTGAAATGAAACCCTTTTGAGTTTCCATATCAATCAAAAGTGGTTGTTCTTTTGTTAATGTTTTGGCTTCGGAAAGAGAAACAATTGCTTCACCATCTAAATCTAATGAATATTCTTGAATGGTATAAAAGTCATAAACAATTCCAGAATTATCTGTTCCAGTAAATTTTGTATACTTGGGAACTCGTCCATAGGCCTGGCCACCAACTCTTATCTTTCCTTTTCCTCTTGCAGAGGTTTTACCGGGAACAACAAAACCTAAAGGTTTTACCAAAGAGATTATAGACTCGTCTCTCTGTGCTGTGTCCAAAAACATTTCACTTGCAACCATGTTTGCGTAATACGCATAATACATTGTGTTGTATGCAAGAACATCTAGTAACGCACTAAGAGCCGAACCTTCAAAATCATAATCCAGAAGAGCATCTTGTTGTTTAAGATGTTCTTTTATACTACCTTTAATAGCATCAAAGTTTAAATTACCAAGTAAGGGATTTACTGCCATTTTATCTTACCTTTCCTAAACTTAATCTTAAAGATTCTTTCTTTGGCGGTTCACCTGGTCCATTTACTACAACAAAATGAATTTCAAATTCTAGTTGGTTTGAATCGAGTTTATCCGTATACCATACAACCTTTTCTAAACCTGCTCTTGGCTCGTATTTCTGAAACTGAGCAGCGATGGTTTTTTCCAACATAGCAATTTCAAAAGAACCTATATTTTCAAACAACAAATCATGTATACCAACACCAAAATTTTGATTGAAAGGTTTTTCTCCCTTTCTTGTTAAAATGATATTCATAACAGATTGTTTTATAGAATTCCTATCGTATTTGACATCAACATCACCAATGAATTCATTCTTTCCCATGTCGAAATCGAAATCTGAATATTTGTAGTTTTTAGCCAATTTTTGTTTCCTTATATTATTAGTATGTATAACGATTCATTCGGCTTTATAACCAATCAAATGCAGGATTTCTATCTCCTTTATTCGGGTCCAGAAAACTACTATCTCTAGTGAGTGCAACTGCCATTCTATGTGTACTGACAGTGCATATATGTTCTATCGAGTTTATCAACCACCTACCAGAAAATCTTTTAGATCCTCCTTCAACTTCATCAGACATCACCTCAATCACTGTTCCTGGTTTAAGACTAAAATCACCATTTATAACTATCAAACATTTTTGTGCATTTATCAATGACATTTGTGCATGTCTCCACAATGGAGTAGTTTTTGGTGTATCCCAAAATGTAGAACTAGTTCTACTATATTCGATATAGTCTTTGAACTTTGGACCAACACAAGGACCTCCATATTCTTCATCACAACAACTACTTGGATGATCTTGATTGGACCACAAACATCCCAACCACTCATCCGATAGTTCAGATTTAATCAAATCACATTCGGATATGGATTTTCTTAATTCTTCAATTTCTTCTTCCGTTGGTTCAGTCAAGTCTTCTTTGGTTATTTCGGGTATATTATCAAAACTAACAAAACCATCAACTTCAGGAGCCGCAGCGTAGTACTCGGTCTGTATTCTATTTACCTGTTCATCAGAGTTAGGCATCAACTCTTGACATGGACAATTGCAGAGTGGTTCATCATCAGGACACTCAGAATTATCAACCTGTCCTTCTGGGTTCGCACAACGATACTTTGGATCTTGTGCCAATATAGAATGACCTATTCTCATATTAGGCCATACATTATTTGCAAATTTACTTAAGTTGACTATAAAATTTGGATTTAATGACATTTAAGAATCTCCACCAATGATATTTATAAGAATCATTCTAAGACAAATAACATGCTAGAACATCTCCGTCTGAATTAGAAACACATCCGCAACAAGTACCACACTGAAGTAAACAATTTTCATATTCTTCTGGACCATCACCACCACAACAATCATCATCATCCGGCGGAGGTTGAGTTGTCGGCGGTTCTGTTGTGGTAGTAGTAGTCACATCATCATCATCAGGAGGCGGGGTAGTTGGTCCATCTGTTGTTGTTGTGGTGGTGGTTGTAGTGGTAGTGGTAGTGGTTGTGCTTGTTGAACATTCACTTTCGGAACCACATAAATTATCTATACAACAATATTGACAATTATCATCGGTGACACAGCCACCACCAGGTCCTTGTGTTGTTGTTGGTGGAGGCAAAGTAGTTGTTGTGCAAAATTGCTCACATCCCCTACCGGGATACCAAGTTAACTCCTCATCCTGTGAACAACATGCGAATTTGGGACATCCTATATCTGGTTCTCCCATAGGTGAAAATTCACCACAATGACCAGAATCACAGACCGATTCCCTTCCATGTTCTACATTTCTACAACAAGCACCGAGTTGTAAAGGTTCGCATTCTGCTTCTTCACAAGTAGGGCAACAATAACTATTGTACTTTCCTTCTGGGTGAACTGACCATGAACCTTGCCATCTTCCCGCTGCAAGAAAACAATCCCAGACATTCGTTTGCTCACAACTTCCATCAGGTAAACAGCAAGCGGCATCTACTTCTCTAAGACACTCATTGATTCTGTAATTTCGCCAATCATGATTTGGTGAATTGTAGTTATCACCAATATTAACAGTTGCATCCCCATCATCAGGGTCCCACAATCGACCGATTCGGTCCTCTATACAATCTGTTGGTTCTATTCCTTCAGGAATTTCCAATCCTGTATCAAATTCCTCACACAAATATTTCCAAAAATCATTATTACAATCCTTTAATTTTAATTCATTGGGATCTATAAATGACGGATTCCCTTCTTCATCATATTGAATATTGTTAGGATTTAAAGATTCTTGTTCATACCATTCGATTGGAAGTTGAGTAGCCGTCGCACCCCAAACATTAGAATCATAAACTACAATAACTGCCCCTGCACCATTTGCTTTCCATACTACGGTGCAAGGTCTTTTATCACAACTACCAACTAACGGTCTCCCACCATTTGAACTTTTAGGGTATAAACCATGACTAACAGAACATTCAAAAGAAAATGGTAAGTATGTTCCCGGTGCATCTGGTGGTATCCAACCTTCTTCTGCACCTTCTGGTGGTTCTGGTGGTTCGTACCCCTCTTCATATGCAAATTTCGTAAATAATGGTTCAATTGTTTTTTGACAACATGTTTTTGGGTATGAATTTCCATCTTCCGCCTCATCATATGTAATATAATTAATAAAAGGCCATTCTGGTTCAAACTCAAACCATTCGGTTGGTTCTTCTTCATCTTCTCTTCGTCCACAATATTCTGCAAACTCTTTTAGAAATTGAGAAACCTCTTCACCACTTATTTCTTCTCTCTCTTCATTATCAACCTCATCGCAAGACAATCCACACGACCTTGCTGAATAATATCTACTTGGTTTAAAGAATCGCATGTTACTTTCGCACGCGGGAACACCACCAATTTGAGAACCTTTGGATTCTCCCATTATTACTAATTTACCACCAGACAACACCCAATTTCTTATCCACTCCCAATCATCCCTATTTCTTGACGGAAGAGTTACATGTTCTGCACCACAGTCTGGAAACCACCGCCATCCAGTTTGATTGGTATCGAAAGGTTTTCCTAAAGAACCAACAAATGCTAAACGGTG